TCTACGGTTTGATTGGAAGTATTGACAGCATCAATATTTATGCTTTGACTTCCTGCGGCCTCTGAGTCTATTACAAGCGCATCACCATTACCGTTCTGGTCTATGAAGATGCCGTTGCCGGTGCCAGCGTTGTAAAACCTTGCTACCCTTCCTGTAGCAGACGCATTTGTTACCGTAGCGTCAAGTGCAAACCCGGAAAAAGATGCGCTTGATGCGTTAATGGACATACCAGCACCACTAGTAAGGCTTCCAACGCCTAATGAAAGTGCGTTTCCGGTAGTCTCACTAGACGTTATAGTCTGGTTGCCGGTAACAGTGACAAGCCCGCTGTTTGCTACTCTGAATCTTTCAGACGCGGATGCGGGGAACACAACGAAATCATTACCTGCATTTCCAAACGCAGCGTTTCCTGTATTGTCAACGGTTTGAACAAAACAGTTGGCATCGGTACTTGTCGCAATATACCCTATATTGGATGTGCTGATATTCGCGTTCACCACCCCAGTTACAGTCAGCGCACCAGAGGCCAAAGTGCCTGTAGTGGACAGGTTTTCGTTGCCAAAGGAGATTGCACCAGACGCACTTACGATAGACCCAGAGGTTATCGTCATATCAGATGCGGCAACGACTGACGTGGTTCCTGCGAGAGTAGTAAACGTACCAGCACCCGGAGTTGTCCCGCCTATGGTTACACCGTCAATGGTGCCTGAATTAATGTCGATCCCGGTGACAGGAGTGGTTCCATCGAGCAGATCGTCAAGGCTGTCCAGGTTGGTATTTAACTTAGTACCCCAGGTGTCGTCAGATGCACCGACCTCTGGCTTGGTCAATCCGTAGGTAGTAGTAGTTGTATCAGCCATTTTGTGCCTCTATATTCCTGTCCAGCTTTCGCTTGCGTTAGTTATGTTAGTCCAAGTCTTACTTGCTACTGCCTGTGCAGCCCAGGCTTCTGCGCTCAGTTCCTGGTCGGTCCATGTAACCGCTCCGTCAGACTCCGCAGACCATGTATCGCTAGGTTCTGTATCGTCTTCCCACTTGTATCTAGCAGAACACGTTGTGCTAGAACTCAGCGACCTCGAGCAGGACGCGCTCTGCACCCTGTTCGCTATTGCCTCGAGTATAACAGATATCGAGACAGTTGATGACGCAGACAATACTGTTACAGCACTCGCTGTCGTTGCCAGGCTCGGGCTACTTGATGCTGCCCCAAGCCTTACACGCTCACCAGAGGCGGCAACAGAGGCTGCCGGCGCTACACTTGCGGACGCGTTCCTTACCGCTATCCCTACCGCCGTAACAGCAGCTGTGATTGCCTCTGCGGCAGATCCATTCTGGACCCTGACACCGTTAGCACTGACAGTAGCCGTTACTGTGTCTGCGACTGATGCGTTCTGTACCCGCAGGGCTGTAGCGGTAACACTTGACGCTATGGCCTCGGAGACGCTCCCAAGCTTAACAACCTGGGCTGATGCCGTTGTGGCTAACTGTCCTGTCGCGGTAGCCGCTGCAAGCCTTACCCTGGTAGCGTCAGCCTGGCTAACGACTGACGTTATGGATGTGGCTGATGACCCCTCGTAAACCTCAGGATAGCCATACTTTCCGGCGCTATATGCACCAGTGCCATATCCAAGACGTAATGCCATTAGTCTAGGGTGATGTCTAGGTCACCAGCAGGAATCCTAAATACGTCACCAGAGTCTATAGTCTTGCTTGCGCTGAGGGCCGCGTGGACAATCATAGTGCCGGCTGTAGATGCGTCCATAACACCGATGTGGGTGATAGTCCCCCAGCTTGCTGTGGCTGCGGTAAACTCAACGGCGCCGCTATTAGTGGCTAGGTTTCCTGAGACTGTCAGGGTTACGGATGTCCTGGCATAAGAACCGCCAGAGACTTCGGTCCCGGATCCGGTTTCGCCAGGATCGCTAGTAAATAGGCCTATGTACCAGGTTGTCGGCCTAGTGGCGGCATCACCAGTAAACAGCCAAGTGAGTGTAGTTGTTTCATAAGTATTTGTGAGGGACATTAGTAGCTCCTGATTTTAATCCTGAGGCCAGAACCGCCAGACTTAGCCTTCTTGCTCTGAGTGTTGATTGAAGACACAGCGCCAGCGTATAGCGTGCTCCAGATTTGCATCCTGGCATCATCTTTTAGGTATGGGGCTGACTGCAATAGGGCGCCATACAAGTAAACATCAGGATGACTGGCAAGTATCCAATTACTTGCGTTAGAGCCTGATAGCTTGGCGATACTGGCATAGTACAATAGTTCCCCGTTGTATGTTGTGTCAGGCGTTGGGTAAACCTCTATAGCCCCGCCGCTGATGGCGTAGTTCGTGGGGATGCCGCTTGAATCGTTGGTGTTCTGCCTGAGCTCAAGCATATCGTCCAGGGACATGAGTTCAAGCCTGGTTGAACGCTCTTCTAGGTGAAATCTTATCGGCTCTAGGAAGTCGCTAGGCAGTTCTGAGTACCTGGTGTCTATCTCAGCGGTAGACCGCTTCTCCATGTTGTAATGCCTGAGCTCACGCTCCATCTGGGCTTCTGCCAGGGAGATGAAATCAGGTATCACGGACGTCAGATCGTCCCTGTTCAGGAAGTCTGCAATGCTTGCCTTGAGTTCTGTGTATGTAGTTATAGCCATTGGTCCTACCCTGTGTCTGATCAGAGTATAGCACCAAACAGGCCACTATTTACGTTAGAGGGGGTTGTTATTTCTTGTTTAGGCCGTCCACTATTACCTGCCCTGCCCTCTGTAAGCCTTGAAGCTGCGCTTCTGGTCCTTGCTCATGGTGCTACGCTTGAGCGCACCGCCGCCGATAGATGTACCCTTGATGCCCTTGCCTTCCTGCATCATCTCGTATGTGCTTTGCTCTGATTTCTTCTTGGCCATTATTTATCATCATCCCTCTGCCTGGCCACGGCTCCACCCATAAGAAGGCCGCCACCTGCAGTGCTAAAAAAACGCTGCCCTGTCGGCGTATCTATCATGTGCTGCGGGCTTTCTAGTGGCCTAGTCTTGGCATTCTTAGCGAGCACTAGAGGCCCAATCTGGACTATCTGTTCAGCTGAATCTAAGGCATTACCAGTGGCCTTGTCGTAAAAGAATGAGTGCCTGTTTGGGTTCATTCCTACCTGGACCCATTCTGGGTCATTCATATATTGCCGTGCCATTGCCCTGGCATCTTCTGGGTCTACGTTACGCCAGTTGCCGTTCATTCTGGCAAATGGAGCCTTTGCCTTCTTCCCGGTAGCCACATTCAGTGCCGCCTTGGGGTTGCTGTTGAAAACAACATTGTCTAAGACCGCTGTCTTACCATATCCCAAGGATTTCCCTGAAACACCCGAACCTTCGTGCAGCGAGACAACCCAGGTGTTGTAGTTGTTGTAAGCAGGTATATCTAGCCTGGAGCCAACCATGGTCCCGTCAGGTATAGTCTTGTTCAGACCGATTATGCCCTTCTCGACTTTGTTAGAATCCAATGCTGCGCCCATTTCGTAAAATGTGGGCGTTTCTGGGACTTGAGTTATAGGCTCAATTGGATTGAGATTCCTGACAACGGCATCATATTCCGCCGAACTTATTAATCCTTGCTCTAATTCTTTAGCCGCTTGTGCAACATCTGGAATTTGATATTTCTTAAAGTCACCCTTGTTGGCTGCTCTCCAGGCCTCCCTCTGCTCGTCAGTTGGTAGGCTTGGCTTGATGTTTCGATTCTCTAACGCACTAGCCACGGCGTTAAATGTTTCGCTGTTTTCAAACCACCTCTCGCTTGATAGCAGCCCCTGCAAAAGCTCTGGATTGCGATTTGCCCAGAAGCTGGCTCCTGCCTCAGACAATGCGGTGTCTGGCACAAACGGAATGCCACGCCTTTTCTCTATCTCATCATACATCCAAGTGCCAAGGCCTTGCCTTTGGTAAGCTGGATCTATAGTGCTTTCAGATGAACGCAGGTATATATTGCCGGCAGGATCCACTTCCTCGTGAACTTTCATCGTTGCTCTTGAGAGCCCATTAGGGCTCTGCAACCCGTATGTTATAGCCCCATTACCTTGGGGGATTTCTATAATCTCTCCCAATCCTATGTCTTTTGGGTCTTTAAGTTTTAGATCAGCGGCTTTTCCGAACATTGATTTGGATGGAACGAACGGCAGCACACCTAGTGCGGTCAGTCCGTAATTCAATAAACCTCTTGACTCAGGCTGAGTCTGGTACATCCTTGCATCTGACAGTAGGCCGGCTGCATCTGCTATAACTGGAACCTGGGATAAAGCGATCCAGTCAAGGACAGCCTTCTTCATGTCTTGGCTTTGAGGATCTGGCGCCTGATAGGGTGACATGCCTATTCGGGCACGCCTTTCATTCCTGCGCTGTAGTGGTAGGTTGTTTGTGGCCATGCACCGGAGTCTAGCACATATTTTCTACGCTATGCCCTGAATGTTCCTGCGTATCGGGGCGCCCCAGACATGCCTGGGCTTGTACCCGACAGCTAGATATCTGAATGCATCAGCTGCGTGTGAGCACCAATCGTGGTGAGGTCTGCCCCTCCAGGCCTTGCCGTTCTCGTCCCAATCCCGGCGATACTGTCTGAGCGCGTCAATGCCTCTCTCGCACTTGTTGATGTCGAACCAGCACCTGTCGATCATGGTCCTGACCGCCTGTATCCCGTCCTCAACCGGGAGCATGGGAGCAACCTCGACCCCGTTAAGGCCTAGTGACTGCAGGACCTCCATCCGTGACTTGCCCGTCCCGAGTTCCTTGACCCTGACGTCATGCGGCAGGATGTGCTGCTCGTAGTTGTATCCCTTGTCCCTGAGCACGCTGACATAGTGGTCCAGTGCCAGGCCGGAGTTCTCATAGAAGTCGATTATGCGGATCTCTTGGCCGACATATTGCGCGAACCATATCGCAGTGGTATCAGCCATACCTAAGTCCCAGGCCGTGATTACTGAGGCCTGGCGGTCGTATGGGACCGCGGTGATACGGTCCACTGCCTGCAGCATCTCATGGGCGTAGTACGCGCCCTCTGTATGGATCAGGAAGTCTCCCTCCCAAATATGGGAGTAGATCTCAGGCCGCTTCTCTAGGTCTTCCTGACGCGCCTGCTCGAGGACGTCAGGGAACCAGGGGTTGTCTTTCCAGTTGCAGGAAACGATGTTACAGCTGTTCGGTGTGTTCACCCTGAACCGCTTGTGGGTCGCTGAATCCTTAGACTCTGGGTTCCAGGTTACCCAGATTTCAGAATTGTGCTCTCGGACAGTTGGTATAAGCTTTTGCCAGGCGGTTTCAGACACGTTCTCAGCTTCGTCAATCCAGCATATTAATATCCTGCTGCGGCTTTTGAGAGAGTCCACATTGCGCCTGAGTCCGGCAAAAGAGTAATTGATTCGCCCATCCACGCTGCGGATATATTTTTCTCCAACCTCGTAATAGGCTTTCAGCCATCCGACAGAGGATATAGCTGCTTTTATTTCTTCAAGGCTTGATTCATCGAGGCTGTTCAGATGCTCTCTGGCACACAAGATAATTCCCTCTTTCCCGGCGTTTCCCCATTGATAACCTTGAACAGCCGTCATTAAGGCAAAAGTTCTTGTCTTCCCAGATCCCCTGCCTCCATAAGCCGCACGATATCTGGCGGCTCCACTGAAAACGCGAGTTAGTTTTTCTGGTATATCAATCTGATTGTTCATTTTCTTCGGATGGTGGGATTCCGTTGATAATGATCTGTGTTGGAAACGCATCTCCACTTATGTCAATCTCTGTTTTTTCGGACCACTTTGCCTGGGTCTTGAGATAGAAGATAGCTGCACTTATATTCCCATCCCTGGCTTGCCTTAAAAGACCGCCTGCTATTGAGGCAATAGCTTTAGATTTCCCTTTTTTATAAGACGCAGAAACCTCTTCATCACGCTCTAGGATAGCCTGGAAAGTTCTGTGAGGTATGCCAAAGTAATCTGCTATTTGCTTTTGGTTGAGGACTGCGGAAAGCGTCTCAAGCTCTTTGATCTGCTCTTCTGTTAATTCTGTTTTAGGTCTTGCCATAACTAAGGTTTCGGGAAATTAGAAAGAGGATAAAATACTAGAGTATTCCTATAGCCGCCTTTATGGGTTGGTATTATTGGCGTTACTCCATGCACATTACGCCAAGCGGGGTAATAAAGCATTGAATTATCAGCACTACTTACTGTTGCGCCATAATCAGGGATTGTTGTATCCCCGCCAATGCTATTCTTGCGTTTGGCAATAATTACGTTATTGCATCCCTTTAGATTGCCATTATCCCTATGGTAATTAGCCGCTATATTGTAATTAGAGATGCTGCTGGTAAATAAGTCCCCAAACCTCCATTCCGGGGCTATATTTTCAGCTATTAACGATTTTTGTTGTTCGTACAGTTCTGGGGTTATGCTTTTGATGATTTTTTCGCTTTCTTTTGCCAGCATAAGCATAGCTTTCACAAAGGTTTTTGCCGTTGGGACGTTGTGTACACTACTTCTTGTTGCATAAGGCCGCCTCATGTGAGGCTTTGGCGGTACGGAACCTAATATGGTGCTATATTGCTCAACTTGTTTGCTTTTGTCTCCGTCTATAAACCCGCTAGACCTTTTCATTACGCTCTTAGGAACCCGACTTGTTCTAAGCTCTTTATTGGCGATGTCGGCTAATTGAGCGGCTCTATGGTTATATCTAGACATATCTTTCAAATAGAACCCAATAACCTCACCTTCAGAAACAAAAATAGTATCCTGTGTCACGTTTGCAGGGATTATTCCGCAAATATCACCAATTTTTACGGTGTGATTTATTTTTTCAAGTTCTAAAGTAATCATATATTTAACGCATATACGTTAGTGCAAGCCGGAAACCAACTGTCCTGCCAGACCTCATAGTCTCTGCTTATGAATTTAGCTGTATTACCTATATTCTTGATTTCTTTATACATTTTCTGCTGCTTTTCTATTATATCCCAGAATCTTGGCAGGCTAGGATCTATATCAAAGCTCCACTCATAGACCAGTTTGTCGAATACTTTATTGGTTTTTTCTAGAATTAGCATTTCTGCGCCTTCTATATCCATTTTGCAGCAATCGAAATTTTCCGCTTCTTGGTCAAAATTTAAGCATGGAACCTTTATACCTTTGTTATTCCATTTTTTTACGATCGAGTTGCGCCATACATTATTATTGTTACCAATAAATAAAATTATTTCTTTTGTGTCATCATGGACCAATGCAGCCTGCTTTATCTCAGCATCAAAATCATTTATTTTCAGATTTTTTTCTATCATTTTGCAGTTGTATGGGTCCGGCTCATATATCGTTACTTTTGCCCCCATAGAACAAGCCAGCAACGCAAAGGCCCCAACATTACCGCCGCAATCTCCCCAGTTTTCCTTTGGAGATATGGTCATTCCTTTTTTTAAATATGTTTTCCTTCCTATTACTTCTTCAAACGTCTTTAAATCGGAAAATCCTTCCCTGTAGTAAAATTGGATCCCGTCTAGCTCTGACTGATTTAGCTTCATAATTTATCTTTTTCTTTTGTCAAAAGATCTATTATTATTCCACCTATATACGCATTTCTCAGACGCCAAAACTTGAAAATCTCTTGAGCCTCATCATAATCACTGAGCTCAAACTCAATCTGAATGGCTTTTTTGACCCCATCAGTCATGCTGGTCATTTGCTGCTCTACATCATCATCTTCCAATATTTCATAATTAACGTCGTCGGAAAATTCCGGCAAAACATCCCATCCCAAAATAGATAAATCAAAATCTAACTCAGTTAAATGCTCCAGCTCTATCTTTAAAATCTGATCATCCCAATCTGAGTTTAGTGCTATTTTATTGTCTGCAATAATATATGCTTTGCGTTGAGCATCAGTTAAATGGCCTGCTTCGATAGTAGGCACTTGATCTAATCCTAATTTTTTTGCTGCCATGACTCGCCCATGTCCAGCAATAATGCCGTTTTTGTTATCTATGATTACAGGATTGAGAAACCCAAATTCTTTTATGCTGGCGGCTATTTGGCTTATCTGAGAATCTGAGTGTGTTCTGGAGTTCATTGCGTAAGGAATGAGCTCCTCTAAGCTTTTGTTAATTATTCTTATATCATTCATTATCTTCTGGTTTTCCCCCTATCATCAAGCGTTATCCCGTGTGCTTTCTCGATCATCCTGGCTATCCTGAACACGACTTCCAGGAACTTTTCGTTGGAGGTCGGAAACCCCGCCTTGTTCAGCAGGTGCTCTATCTCCATCCTTGTCAGTGGTACCGGATCCGAAAATTCGTTCCCAGTTTTCTTGGAACTGCTCAAGTGTTATCGACCTCGGTCTTCGACCAGAACCTTTGCTCATTCTATCAATACGTCCTTTGTCCGGCCACAGTCAAGGCAGACTATGCGCTCGTTCTCCGGGCACCCGAATGGCTGCATGTAGATATCCTTGTGGCCCTTAAATAGGCAGACCAGCCTTTTGAACATTGTCTTCACTCTTAACTCCTCCCGTTGTGAATAAACCTCTTATCAAACGTCTGCAGTGACGTCTCCGCTACCTGCTCCCCGTTATTAAAGACCTTTATCGTCCCGCCTGATCGCAAGTAGTTTTCCACATCCATTTCTAGTTCTTTTCTAAGCCTGTCCTTCTCTGGCCTCTTGTCGGCTCTTGGCAAGTCTGTATCGCTGTAGATCACTGGACCTTATCCTTTCACCCTTAGATTGGGATGCCTCGTAGATAGAGATGAATAGATCGTCTTCTACCCTAGTCTTATCAAGTAGCCACTGCTTCTTGTCAAAGTCTGGGCTATTTTCCTTGAAAATCAGCGACATTGGAAGCCCTAGCGCCTTGATTATCTCCGGGCCTCTTGCCTGGCAGGAAAAGCAATACATCAAAATTTTATCTCCTACGTCTTTGATTCGCATGCTTGGGTTCTTGTCCCCGTGGACCGGGCAGCATGCAACGTACTGGTCCCCGTGCTGCCTTACCTTATCAAGCCGCGACAGAATTTGTTCCACCTTTTGCCCTCCTGATGTTCATGTGCGTGATGAAGTTCTTAACTTCCTGGTCAACCTTCGCAGCTGGTCGTGGCCAGTTCTTGGGCGGCTCTACCTTAAACTTCTGCTTGAATGTGTGATAGACGAAGCCCCTCTTGTAGCCTTTCTCATGGGCGTACAGTTGTAGGCTTGCCAGGAATTTCTCCTGAGTCTTTGATTGCTCTATCTTTTTGAGTGTCTGGCTGTCGGTGAGTACCCGCTTCAGCCTTGGCCGCTCGTATCCACAGGCGCACCTAAACTTATACAGTCTTGTGCATTGTGGGCATGTGCTAGGCTCGATTTCCTTGCGCTCCTTGACCAGGCGCCTCTCAGAATAGTTCCTCTCGCCGGTGTCCAGCTTATCCGGGACTAGGTCTTCTGGGAATGAACGCATGCGATTAATATTTCCGGCGTGGTCTAGGTAAATACCACGCTCCTTCCCTGGCGATGTCCTCCACACCCGGCCGGCCACTTGGATATTCCTGATCAGGCTCTGTGAGGGCGTGACATCAATAATGATTTCTATGCCTGGGTCATCGAACCCGTAGGTGCAAAGCTTTGAATTGCATAGGACCTGGTACAGGCCTTCTTTGAAATCCTGGTAAATCGCGGCACGGAGTTCTATATCCATTGTACCGTCAATGTGCGCGGCGGGGATCCCGGCCTCATTGAACTCACGGCACAGCTGCTTTGAGTGGGCTACCGAGGGCGCGAATAACAACGCGCGTTTACGCTGAGATCCGCAGACCCGCCGGTAGTTCCCTATGATATCACCTGCCAAACATTTATCCTTCAGGACCGCCTGCTCCAGTGCTTTTTCATCAAACTCTGTACCGCCGCTCGCAAGGCGCTTGAGTTTGACCTGGGACACGTCAGGCGTCCTGCCGCCATAGTAGTCTGTCGGCGCTAAGTAACCTTTTGCTATAAGTTCCCTAGGCGTGATAGGGACCACTAGGCTCGTGAAGATGTTCCCGAGTGATTTCGACAGCGGCGTTGCACTTAGACCTATGTGAGGTATCGCATTGTACCTCTGGATCTGCTCTGCCATTGACTTGTGGATCGTGTGGCACTCATCGACTATCGCTAGGTCATAGTCCATAGGCCGGCGCCGTGCGGCTGTCTGTATTGATACAACCTGGATGGGCTTATCAGGATCGTATAACCAAAACTGGTCACCCATCCGTATAGAGTAATCAAGACCCATAGAATCAAGGGTGTCAGCTGTTTGCCGAATAAGCTTGTTGCGGTCTACAAAAAAAACGACTTTCTTGTTTTTATCTTTTTCTACCACTCTGCGCATGATCTCGCATGCTATAAAAGTCTTCCCCATCGAGCAGGGTGCCGCCAATACTGGACAACGGCTCCCCCTTCCAATTTCCCCCCTGAGAAGGTCTATTGCCTTCTTCTGATGTTCTCGCAGTTCCATAAAATTTGTGCTCTCCAATCTGCATGGTTGGCCGCCCCGCCCATTCTGGGTGAACGTAGTCTGCGTGGTAGAAAAGGGATCCCTCTGTGATATCGGGCAAAAAATCAAACAGCAGGGGTAGTGAGAGTATCACGGCTTGGCCGTATGCTTGGTAATCTTTTGGTATGTCACTTCGCCCATCGCAGTAAAAACTAAACTGGCACATATTCCGGATGGGGTTTCCGCGCCAATGGACGCCCTGTTTTACCACTTCGCACACACTGTTCGGCCACTTGCTGTCGTGTACTCGATTCATCACGACATGCCCTACGGCGATCTGGCCAACAACCGGCTCAGACCGCGCTTCAAAGTAGATTGCAGTAGCCAGGCATAGTAAGGACTCAAGCACTATATTCATCTTTCAGTGAGATTTTATCTAGACCTAGATTTTCTATGAGATCACAGATCGCGACAAGTGTTAAACGCTCGGCTGGCGTCAATTCTTCTTCTGTAAAGTGTCGGCCTTCTAGCTCTGGGGTTTTTGCATATATATCTACGGAATCCTGACCTATGTCTTTGAACGTAAAAATAACTCTAGATATAGCCATTATGATCACCTCTCGTTTATTTAAATAATTTCTCAAATTACTCAGCATTTATTTTTGCCAGGTTTAATTTAGTAAGCAAATCATCGGCTTTGTTTGCTTTATCTAAACTATCAACCGCCTTGTCAGGCTCGCACTGCCTAACTAATTTGCAGGCATTTTTCTTTTCTTGATACTGTATCTCCCAGATCGCATCTTTTAGAAATTCCAACTCAATCTCATCTAGTTCCAGCTTAAATCTTTTGCTCATGTTCTCTCTCCAGTTTCTCAATTGATTTTATTGTGCGGCCATAAATTTCGTCTGCATTTTTGGCGCCAAATGTCTGATGCCTAGCGCGATGTACGCCGGCGCATGTTTTGGCAAAGCGATACATACTTTTTGTGGCAAAATACAAGTCTTTTTCTCGCTGAGTCATTATTTGATTTCCCAATTAATTTAGCTGTTTAGCCATTCGTCGTATGTTTTAAGCGGCTTGCCAGTGGTAAAGTCATTACCCTTACCGTCATCAGCCAAATCTAAATACAGCTGATATTCTTGGTCATCTGTTCCCCTGGCTTTTGTTTGCCAGACGTCGCGCACTTCTTGTATTACATGACCGTTGTGTTTTAATTGCATTTTCTTGCCTCCCGTTGATTAAGGCCTCACCACAAGGCCACGAACGAATCATGTAACACTCTAATCCTAAAAACAACACTTTTTATTGTTTATTTAACTTTATTTCTCGCCCGATTGCCTTGTCGAAAGCCCCGCACTGGCAGTACCAGCCCACGCGGGTTGCCGGCACCTGGACGCCGTCCTTGGTGACCTTGATGACCTGGGTCATGGTTTTACCGCATTGGCAGGGTTTTTGCTCTAAATTATCCATTCTACGTCTCTGTAAGGGTCGTACAGGCACGCGCTGTACTTGAAATGGTATAGGTTGTGCAGGATCGGATAGACCACTCTCTGGCCTTGTATGGCCCTCTGGCGCAGGTTGTCCATCTTCCGGTTATGGTCTTCGACCGTGATTCCGTTGCGCTGGCAGTGCGCCTCGATTCGGTCACGCAGCTTTTCTAAGGAACTTACTTCCATAAATCAATCACTTACGCTTGTTTTTGTTTATTTTGGGCATGCTTCGCCCTTTTCCCCCGGAAGGCCCAGAACCGATAGCTGTTCTAGGATCCGCCTGACATCTGTCAAAGGTCAATGACCTGGTACTCAGAATTCCGTCCAGCCTCTCACTGAATCGGTCCCCCGCCCACTTCTGTGGGATGCTATCACCTTGCCAGCGGCCTCCCTTTCGGGCTTCCGGTCGCCTGTTGTCAGTGGCTCGACAGCGCAGGACGTTGATGCTGGTTCGGTTTCACCTCGCGGCAGTTGGTTTTTCAGGTGTCCACTCACCATAGCCAGAGTTGCGGTCAGGCTTCGCCACACCGAGGGGATACTAGATATTGTGCTTTCTTGGACGGTACTGTACTATATGTAGTACCTCTCCAAGGGCGCGGGAGTCCCCTTCTCCCAAACTCTTCTTGGCCCCCTTCGGGGGGCCGCTTTTTTCAGTGGACAACAACCTCGTCAAGCTGCTGCTGTTCCTGAATCAAAACCTGGAGATCGTGCTGCATGATCTCAGCCAGCATCTTCTCCTGAAAAGTACAATCGTTCAAGTCTGTTTTGACCTTGATTCTCATGAAACCCTCAATTTCTTCGAGCTCAATTCTTACTTTTGCTACCACGCAGCCTCCGTATTCCTACCCTATAGCGCATTTCTTCGCCAAATTCCTTGTGCAAAACCACACAGGTCATCGACCGCATTTGCTCTGTTTGCGTAAAACCCGCGCCGGCCGACCAAGAGTCACTGGGAGGGAGCACGTTCATGCGCTCAAGATTCCTGCCGCCCAAGTCCATTGCAAGCTTACTGTGCAGGTGTCCAGTCCAGCAGACCCGGTATGAGGTCTCGCCCCACTCTTTACTTAGGTTCGCCGTGATTGCCTCATATAGCCGGTTAGGCGGAACCCTGTCACCATGGTGCATAGTCACGAGGCACTGGCCCCACTTTTTCCACAGAAATTTGTTGTAGTTGTCCACAACTGTTACACGGGGCTCATTCTCATAGTAGCCTTGAAGTAAGGCGTTTATCATAAGTGAGGCATCTGGATCATGATTGCCCCTGACATTGAAAATAGTGACATGTTTATGGCGTTTTAACATGGTAGTGACCATGCGCTTATACAACCTGGCGGCTACCCTGATCACCCGGCCGAATCGTCCGTCAGTGTCCAACAGGTGCTTGGATGCCGGTGTCATCGAGGTTGTATCATTGGCGTGCAGGAAGTCACCCAAGTTTATTAACCAGCCATGCTCAGATTGAATTGACTGCCCGTTGACCAGGCGGTCCACGGCGTCCGCTAGAATCTGCTCCGCGATGTCAGTGTCGTAGTCTTCGCCGCCTGTCTCTTCCCCCCAGGCGTACATTCCGAGGTGATGGTCCCCTATCAGGTAGCAGCTGGCGTAGTCTGAATCAGTCTTTTTGGGACCGGCCTTGGGCTTGTGATAGCCCCTCATGCTGTCAGTGTAGGACTCAACGAATTCAGCCAGTAGGCGGTCAATTTGCGCCTTTTCTGGCTCTTGAATGTGCCACTGGACCGTAACCTCACCCGCCGCGTTGTAAAGCGTAGAGACTCGTTTTGTGGCGAATCCTGGCGCTGCAGGGTGCCTCAGATCATAATCCGCGGCATCGCCATGGGCCGCAGCCTTGTCGATCAGGTTCTTGACGTCCCTGGCGACATTGCTCAGATATCGTTTTTGAGCTCGGGCAATTTCGGCTATCGACTGCCCCGCATCATATCTCTCTGCGGTGTCCTGTGATTGCTTGGTGTTCGCGTACGGAAAAAGCTTGGTAGTTGCTCGCTGGTGACTAGTCATTCACCGACCCTCTTTTCGTGAAAACGAATCCTCTCCCGGAAATCTTTGAGCATTTCCTCGTAATCTTTTTTGTACAGTTTGAGAGGTAACTTCTTGGAGTCTAACATGTTTTGTACGAATTCTTTGCCGTAGTATTCCTGCATCCAAATAGTATATGCCTGGGACGCCGTCCCGTGCCGCATCCCGAACATGTTGCACCCGGGGCATTGAGGATGGACGTTCTCTTCCCTCAATGACCAATATGAACTGTGACCCTTTGGAATGAAGTGACCCCCCTGCATGTCCTTGTAGTGGTCTTTTTTCCCACAAGATACGCACTGGACCCAACCATTGTGATCTGCAGCTGAGATCCGAGCTAGTAACTGTAGCGCCTCTAGGCACTTAGTCCGGGGGGTCTTTTTCATCGCAGGTTCATCTCCGCTCGTGCTGTTGCCTGCTTAGTTCTCCAAACCTCAAAACGGATCTTCAAAATATCCATTTTAAACTTCAGTGACAAAGCTTTCTCTGTAGCAGCCTTAAGCCCTTCAAGCACTTCCAAATACTCTACATCGGCGTATGCTTCCCGCTCCTGTGCCGCAACCGAGGCGTTCTTGTTGTGCGCTTCATACCGTTGCATAAGTAACGCTTTTTTAGATTTCTTGAACTCAGTCAAATGGACCCTTTCAGCTTCGGCCTGGGCATACTCATTTACCAGTTTTTCTAGCTCTTCGGCTGTTTCGTAACTCATACTCTATCTCCACATGTTTTTTAACTAACTCCCTAAGATGAGAGGGCACCGATTCCAGCGCCTCCCTCCTCTGCTCCTTCGTCTCCAATTTCAGGATCCTCGCCGCCATGTGTCTCGGCCATTCCATTCACAACCTCCAGGATTCTTTGGTTTGTTACCAGTGACAGCGGCATGACCCCGTAATAAGGGTTGTTATCCACAACGGCGTATTTTGCCTTGTGTATCTGCGCGGAAAATTCAGCCTCTTCTAGCGCCCACTTCCACTGCTCAAAGTTCTGAATCATTTTTGCCCATCCTAATAAAGTCAATGATGTCGATGTCCAGGGCGTCACAGATTCTAACAGCTAGACTTAGCTTGGCGTCATCCTTAGTCCGCCATAGTGCGACCTGTTGAGGGAAGACCCCCATGATCTGCGCCAGGCGGACGTTACTGACCTCGCTTGTGTCCTGGGCCTTCCGCAATGCCTTTGAAAATTTAAATTTCATGCGTCACCTCAGAATGGGAGATCTTCATCAAAGTCATCAGCAACCGGCGCAACCTTCTGCACCGATTCTTTTTCTGTCACGGACAGGGACATGAACTTCGTACCCTTTTTGCTTGTCTTCACCCATGCGGAAACCCAGAAATCTTTACCGTCCACGTTGATGTCTCCACGGTAGTCCGGGTGTTTTTCTGACGCCTTCTTTTCGTTGCGGAACAGGGCGCCTGAGTTGGTGTTGTCATATGTCATAAAATTTCTCCTGAGTTATAGTTTTTGGAAAGTTGCCAGAACATTAGCAAGCAGTTAAACATTGCTAGATGCCTGGCGTGTGAGTCATCTTCCCAGACATGAGCAAGAACAATCTCACTATCGTCTCGGTCGATGAAAATTGAAAGCCTTTTGGGTGAGTCGAATTCCAGCCCCTGGGCGTAGGCCGACAGCTGCATCGCGTGCTCGTCATAGACAAGCTTTGCGGAATCCTTGCCACGGAGGTTGTCTTTGGTCTTGAAATCTACGACCCATCCGTCTTCGTGGTATAGGTCAACCTTCCCCCCGTATCCTGCAGGATGGCAGAACGAATCCTCCGCAATCCATCCGTCTTCCAGGCCGGTGATGTCAACCAAAACCCCGTGAACCGCGTTATATGCTTTTGACAGTATCCCCTGGGAGAAACCAGACTCGACATAGGCGTGAATCTCGGTGCCGCGCTCTGCAGCCTTAATCGCCTGCTCCTTCGCGTCCTGCTTTGCTCGCCGCATAAAGTCATCCAGGTACTCGCCATCCTGCCTTGGCAGCGTCAGCGCAGACAGCAGCGCCTGGTCAATCTTCCAGTTCTCGAGCCCAGGCTTCGCGGCAATCCCGAGGACCGAGGTAACGCTTGGGACGAACCCAAACTCCCTCGCGTCACGCAGGGTCGTGCCACGCTCCCTGCCATTTTTCCCGACCAGGGTGTACCTGGGCTGGCCCTCTCGATCGTACCAGTGTGTGGATTCTTTGATCATCAGAACGGCGCCTCCAGGTTTTTGATGTCTTGCTGCAGACCCTCAGAGATCGAGTATTGCTTTTGAATTGTGCTGATGATTGCATCCGGCGTTGTTTTCTTGCCATCCAGCAGCTTGACCCACTTGTCGCGGTTTTGTTCGATCTGCGCAGCGGTGTATTCAGGCTTTTCCTGCTTTTCTGACACGGCCCCTGGTTTTTCCTGCTTACTTGGGGCAGGCAGGTCTTCGCCGGCATAGATGAAGTGGCCGAGCCCAAACATCGCAATTGCCTTCACAAGGCAGCGCATCTTGGCGTCAGAGATATCCCGTGATGTCGGGCTCAAGATAGCTTGATTGCGATTGTTCATCACCGGCAGCCACATCTCGCGGGTGATACCATCTACAGTTAGGGTGCAGTGAACCGTCACAGACCCGTCTGCGTGGACTTCATTGTCCTGAAACGAATACACCGAATCAGGGCACTGCTCCATCAGTGCGCCCCAGGCCCACGCCCACGACAGGTAGGACAGCGACCCTTTTTTCTCAATGTGACCGCTGACGTCAATTTTTGACAATTTTGACCATGTGCTCATTTCAAAAGACCTCTCTCTCTGAACCAGTTGTTGTTGTGTGCGGACATCTCAGCTGCGGCGTACCCGCGACCGTATCCGTCCTGAAAAGATTCTGACGCATCAGCCGGGCAATCATCGCCCTTTTGACCAGCCAGAAAACCGTCTTCCCATGCACAGTCTTTGGGACCGCCCAGGAACGTGCCTAGTTTGCGTGTGTTGATTTCCATAGAACCTCCCGTGGTTTTGGAATCCCGATTATGAATCAATTTTATTGTTTTAACAACTGTTTTGATTTGCTTTCGTTGCCGGGATCCGGCCGAGTGCTAAAATGAAACCTGCAGCTGAACCTCCCGTTCACACCACTCGCTGCATCCCCTGGGGTGCCTCCACACCCGCCCCAGGGGACTCCTCTTCTTGAATCAGAAATTACCTGCATACACGGGCCTGTGCGTACTTTTTGCGGGAAAATACCCAGATCAATTTACCGCAGACTTTGTTTGAAAAAAGTACCCTTAAAAACACAACTCCGTGTAACGCAGGGTTACATGGTTTTTGATTAATTGCCCACTTCCCAAGAGCCAAATTCCGGGCGCGGTAAAATAGGCGGGGGGTTTTACCGCAGGCTATTTGTAGGAAGGGTGAAACTGGTTAAAAAACGATCAATATGTCCAGATCGCGGTGCGGGAATCGGTGTCCAGATGGATGAATCTGCCGGCACCTTTTTGGTTGACTCCGATACCGCTGATTCTTCCGTCATTTAGAGCCAATTTCAGCAGTTTTAAGGCCTGTTCGCCTTGTACCCCTATATCCACCGCCACTCCCCTAGAATGGGCTCCTGGAGCCGATTTTGAGGCTTCTACGGGGTGTTTTGGGCATCGGTAGCCAGAGGTGATGGGAAAGGGAAATCCTAGGGCGGTCCTGAAGTCCTGGACAGCCTGCAGGATAGAGTCTTGCATCTCGGACCCATCAGAGTCGCATCCGCACTTGCAGGCGAACTCCTTCAGGGTGAAGTTCTCAAGCTTTACGGTCAACGGATTTAACCTTTTCCACGGTCCTCATGGCGCCCAGACCGAGCATGCCAAGCAGTACAGGCAGGAGGGTTTCCATGTCGATCAGGGGCAGCGCAACGTCATATCCCGCAATCTCAAGGATCATGTTCGTGAAGGGAATCGTGATGAAGTTCCCTGCCATGCCCAACGCGCAGATCCAGCCAATTGCCGGACGCCACCCAGACACGAACAGTGACGGACTAGCGGCCTCGACTTTGTTGACCTCGATCTGAGCCATGACCTGTTCCTGGGCATGCCTCTCGGCCATTGTCGCAATCTCATGCGCCAGGGCGGCCTTCTGGTCCTTGTCCTCGATGACCTTGTCCAGAAGCTGGCTGACAGGCGCAATCAGGGAACCGAGGTTCATACAGCTATGGCCACAACCAGGATAAGTGCAAAAACAGCAACGCCAGCGACCAGGTGTTTCGGATCCTGCTCCTGGACCTTTTGCTTGAGGAAGTTGCCGGCCTTCACGGCTAAAGCGATAATTTTCTCTTTCATGATTTCACCTTGAAATACATACTTGCGGCCAGCGCGACCAGGATGGCTGTTGTGACCCATCTCAAAACGGTCTGGCCCACTGTCTTTTTTGTGGCACGCCATGCCTCCAAAAGACCCCTGAGCTCCCTGACGTCATCATAGGCGTTTTCATCAATCAGGCCGATTTTCTTCAGCGCCTGTTCAGCCCCGCGATCTGCGGCACGATTAATTAAAACTTCAATCTCCGCTTCCGTCATGGTCTTCTCGCTTAATCTCAACTATCCGTAATTCTGGCTTGGGTTCTGGCTTCTTCTGCAGTTCAATTTCATCAAGAATAAATTCATACATGGCCGCGACATCATCTATATCCCATCTGCCCCTAGTGTACGCGATTATGCTCATCAGCAGTTCGTCATACCTTGGGGTTTCAATGTCGTTGTCATGCTCTTCTGTCATTGCCCTCGGACCAAAAGGTTTTTGTAATCCGGGTCAGCCAATTTCTTTTTCACAAACTGCGCGTATTCCTTTGTGCCGATTGCGGCACCACAATCCTTTGACCACTGCTCCGCAAGGACCAGGGGGATAGAGCCTACCCACCGGGTGCGGTCGTGGCCTGAGTGACTAGGTGCAAGTTCCCGCATCTTCTTGAGAGTTTTCAAGAGGCCGGCGCAGTCCTGCTCGCGCACAATGTGAATCTTGTTGTCCTGCTCTAGGATTTTTTCGTTGATCACTTCTTCTTTACCTTTTTCTTCACGGTCTTGGCGGCCTGCTTGAATGCGCTAGCAGTAGGCGCACCCTTAGACCCAGGCTTCCTCATCTTCTCTTTTGAGCCAGCCTTGATCCTGTTACGTTTGGCGTGAATGTTTGAATATAATCCTGGCATTTTTAATCCCTAAAAAGGGTAAGGCGGCCCCGGAGGACCGCCCTACTTACTTCTTTAGCTGACGTCAGCAACAACACCGTGTGCTGCTTCGTTGTCGACCTGGAGACCGTACTCGACAGAAATCAGCCTGCGCTCACTGTGACCAGTGCGAGCAAGTTCTTTCTGAGTAGTCGGCTTCAGGTAACCAACGCGAGCGTAGTTCGGGTCGAGGACCAGAACGTCACGGCTACGGCTGAAACGGCTCGGTACAATGGTAAGTTCACCAAAGTCAGAAACGTAGACGTCAATGGCAGCAGACAGAGTCTTGTCAGTGATGTCCTTGTACTTGGTAGCATTACCAGTGAAGGTAGAGATGGTCTGCTTCTGTGAAGAACCACAGAGAACAACAGACGGCTCGGCACCCTGGTCCCAACATGAAGCGATAACGCTCTTCAGCAGGGCTTCGGTTACGGCACGCTGTGTACCATCGGTAGCGGCGGCATTAACGTAACCAGAGTCACCAGCACCAGAGGTAGTGCCATCAGCACCGCTTGTGCCACGGTCTGCGTTAGTACGCAGGAACGCAGGCAAGCCAGCAGTCTGACGGGCAGTACCGGAGGCACCAGCAGAGGCAGCTACGTTAGCTGTCAGCATGGTTTCCATATCGCGCTTCAGTTCCTTCAGCTTGTAGGCAACCTGCTTGGCAGTGGTCTGAGCATTGCCTGCACCGTTTACGGCGTTAGCAGTGTCAGATACTTCTACAACCTTATCGGAAATCTGGGTGTAGTTAGCCTGGCGTACTGCATTTGTTGCAGCATCATTACCAGGTGCAGCTTCACCTTCGATAACGCGGTTAGAACCGTCAGCTGCGGCCAGTGATACAACGCCCCACTCAAAGTAGGTGTTGTCCACATTCCTGCGGCCAATAGCAGTCATGAACGGGGTATCAGTTGGAGAAATGGAGATCAGCGCGTCCTGCAGATCTTCACGGATTGTTGAGACATCATAAGTCTCGTTAGTATTAGCACTTACGCCCATGAGAAAGGCTCCTATTAAAGTTAGCTTAACAAAAATGAGGCAACATCATCGACACTGCCCGTCTTTTTCATCCGAGCCTGAACGTCCTTCGCACGCTTTTGTGAGGTCATCCGAGAAGATTTCTTAGCACCAGGTTTCACGACAGGTCGGGCATTGCTTGCCTTTTCAACAGCCTTGCCTTTAGAGGCCTGAAGCTTGTCGAACAGCATCGCCTTATGCAGAACCACTATTGCGCGGTGATCTGTTACACCGCCGAGCTCTGCAGCCGAGTACCCTAATCGCGTACCGTAACTAACCAAATCTTCCTTCAACCTGCCTCCCTTATCGGGGTCGGCAAAGTCTGGTATAACCTGCGCCAGCTTACTCATCTCCTGCTGGAGATTAGCTTCCTGGGCGTATTGCATCTGTTGAGCCTGTTGAGCCTGAGCCTGAGCAATCGCTTGCTGCTGGTTATCAAACTCAGCCTTGGCGTCATCATATGCTGCCTTCTGCTCCATGTACCCGATAGGATCCGTTTTCAGTAGATCCTTGTTGGGCGGTGTCGGAGCCCTTAGCATCTCGCCGCTTTGCAGCTGGTTCAAAAGCGTAGACATCTGTTCACGCTCTTGTAGCAATGCCATATACACCTGTTCAGCCTGTTTCTTCTGAGCAGCTGCATCTTGCATGCCACGCTGGATGTAAGCTTGGCCAGAATAGGATTGCTTGAGGTCACTGAGGGATACTTCTACTTCTTGTCCGTCTACTTTGACGGTGTAGAGCTCCTCTTGACCGGCTACCTCTTGGTCTTGCTCTTCATCCTCATATACCTCATCTGAGTCTTCCTCGTCATCGGTATATGTTTCATCCAAAGCCTCTTCAGAGTCTTCTCTTGCCTCCGGTTCTGGGTCGGCTGACTCCTCGGCCGGCTCTGGATTTGAAATCAAACTCATTGCGACACTGTCTACTGTGCCGTCTTTATCTAATACATACTCATCAGTCGTTGCCACGGTGCTGACTCCTTATTTGCGCTTTTTGAGGATCTTCTCGTCCGTAATGGCCGATTGAAGGTGTGCCTCAATTTTATTTAATGCACTCATTATTGAGTACGCCTCTTCCCTCGACTCAAAATCACTATGTGCTGAGTTGAAGAAAATCTCTGTTTGCCTCTGCTTCAATTCCTGCATCAGGGTCTTGAAGGTCTCATCGGCAAGGAGGGCACGCGCTTTAGATGCCCTCTGCTCTATGTCTATCATTTATTGCCTTGGCGCGTTCTGCGCCTGTTTAATTTGTGCAACGTCAACCGCTGTACCGTAACGACCGTACACTTCTGCGGCCTTTATCAGGAGATCCTGGTCCATTTGGTCACGCTTCAGGTCATCATCTGCCGCAGCCTTCTGTGCATCCAGCTGCAGCTTCATCATGTCGGTCTGAGCCTTCGACTGTGCCTTCATCTGCTCTGCCGCTAGGTATGCCTGGTTCGGATCCTGCTGGCCCTGTGCTGACTGTTGCTGCTGTTGCTGCTGTTGCTGCATCAGTTGCTGTTCAGTCTGCGGATCCATCGGCATGAAGTACCTGTCGGAGTTCCTGACTCCACTCAAGGCTAACATATCTGCGAGAGTATTGCGTATCTGCGTCATGGTAACTAAACCATTTGTCGGACCGTAGTTCTGCCAGATCTGCATCTGCATGGTGAGAGCCTGATTCAGCGCGGCCATCTTCATGTCTTCCTTGCCGGTCCCAAGACCTACGTTGATCTGGATGTCCATCGAGGTATTCCAGACCCTGGGGTCGATAGGTACGAACTGGCCATTCAGGCGCATGTGGACCTCGTCTGTGGAGTTCTTGATCATCTCCTCCAGCATCAGCTTAAACATGCGCTTCATGCCACCCTCGGCAAAGTTCCTTGCGATGACTTCGACCTGGCCGGCAGCGGCCTGCATAGTTGTGGCAACAGCAGTAGCGGTCGCATTCTGCAGCGCGTCTGGGTCTAGGCCCATGCTCGCCCTGGATACGCCTGTCTTATCCTGTACCTGTTGATCCATGTACTGCAGTGCCGGAAGTGTGGTGCCAGCAACAAACGGTACGGGATTCGCCTGGATAGCACCAATCTGCTTCATCCTACGAATGGCGCCAATCTCGTTATTGAGGACGTCATCCATATTTACCAGGTCTTCTACCACATCAATCGGGGGATTGTTCGTGAGTGCCACGTTATCCAGTACACCTCTGAGCATGGCTGTAGCGGCATCCTGGTCGTTCATAATTAGGTCAGCAATCGACCTGCCAAAGAACGCATGCGGCTCCGGGTCACACTCAAATATAGCAAACGGGATATTGTCGCAGGGCTCCATGTTGAGCAGCTTGTATCCGGTACCGCCCATAGTGAACTTGTACATCATGGGGATGCCGGCGCCCTCAACGTCCATCTTCATGTAGGCTTCGGTCACCAGGACGATCTTCATGGACGGGTCTTTGTACTCGGTCTGTTCCAAGTCCTTGGTGTACCCGGTCCTGGCAAAAGATTCTTCGTCTACCAGGGTGTCGTTCTCGGTAGAGCCGCTTAACTCTGAAACCTCGTCAAAGTCATAACCCATAGCCACCAGGTCACCGACACGCATCTCAGCCCTGTGGGCTACAATGTAAGCATCATCAATAGACCTGGCGTTGCGGTCCACAAAAAACTCTTCAGGAGGTACAGACTCAACGCACAGCTTCCCGCCGTTAGACTTCTTAATGACCTTAATGTCATGGCTTCGGTTCTGGACCTCCATGCCCATCTGGTCCATCTCAATTTCAACAGACTCACTGTGCTCAATAACCTCAATACTGTCTTCGTTTACAATCAGCGCGAATTCATCATCATTCAGGTTGGTGAAGGTGTAAGTCTTTCCAACCTCGTAGTCTTCCCAGTAAATCTTTACGATCCCGGTCTTCTTGACCAGGGCGTCATGGAATGCGTCATTCAGCACCTCGTATCCGCCGATTTCGCTGAACTTCCAGTGCATGTAGTTGTTTGCTTGTTCTGCGCCGGCAAGATCTTCTGGACCCTTCGGGGTGTACTCAACAGGCCTTTCGGCAGACAGGAAGATGCGCATCAGGCTCGGCTTGATAGCCCTGACAATGTCGCGGACCTTGGTAGAGACGACCTTAGACCTGCCCTGCTCGTAGCCGATATCAACCTCGCCATCGAAATAGCGTTGCGACTTAACGCGCTCAGGCGATATCTCGGCCTCTACGAAATCAACGGCATCTTCAATGGCATCAGCCACAATCTGCTCGATATCGTCTTCTGTCATGCGTTTCAGTTTCATTGTGCATTTACCGTGCTATTTCGGTTTCTACCGAATAAATTGCTAAACCATTGCGCCGACCAATCAGACAATGAGGTTTCTTTTGGGAATATGCCGGAACCCCGTATTGCTTCGGATGTGGCATTTTGCGCCGCACCGCCAGATATTGTTGGGCTTACTATAGTGCTAGGTAGAGGCTGCGTTTGACCAGAGGCAGCTGTTTCAAAAAGCCTAAGCGCCCTATCCATGGTTGATTGCTCTGCTCCTGCCCTAGCAACACTTCCAGTAGCGCCAGCTAAAAGATATGTAGGATCAGCTATTGCAGCGCCAACATTAAGGGAAAGCATCAGGCCACCTGATGATGGGTCTAATTTTCCAACAAGCCTCATTACATTTTCTAAGAGATCACCTTCTATCATGTCTCTCATTACTCGCTGCTCTTCTTGAGTAAAAAATTTGATTTGTCTTTGGTTGGTCAATATGTTTCTTATTACTTGCTTGTACCTGTTTTGTATATTACCGCCCGTGCCAGTAGATGCTGCAGATGTTTCTGCTTTGTCAAAGGCCATGTCTATAAGTTCTGCTTTCTTGAATCGACTATTCGCTGTTCTTGCAGCAGTCATTAATTCGCTTCCATCATCTAATTCATCAATCAAATCATCAATTAGATTTATTAAATCTAAGTTTTGAACTTCCTCCATGTCTTTTTTATACTGCCTGCTGATACCTTTTCTTAATTGGTCTAATTGAGAAAGCGTAATATCTTTATCAACCAGCGCGCCAATTAACTTCATTGAGCCTTCAGTATTAGGTGACGTTTCTGGCAAATATGATGTGTCAAAATTAAGAACTGATCTAGCATCATTCAAAAGTTTCTGAATTCTCTGTGCCGGTATCAATAACCCGGAATCCTCAACTAATTTATAAGCCGCAGATTTTGCTCTTTGCAATGTGTCAATTGTTGGCCTTCTGGATGCCACATCAAACGTGAACCCAAGTTTCCTAATAGCTGGAGAAGCAACATTTGCTATTCCTTGAAGGCCGGCGCCAAAAAACATTGAAGGAAGTATAGCCTCCTTACCTTTTTCTAATCTTTGTTCAATATCGCCACCAGATGTAGCTGTACCATAAATCAGCCCTCCAACTCCGGCCCCTACTGGTGCCTGCACAATCGGGCGTCCTGCAAACCTTCCCAGTGCGCCAGGTATTCTGGCGCTACCCTGCCTCAAAAGATTGGCCGTTTCTGAGCCGGTTGCCAACCCTCCAGCAATTTCTGTGGCCAGCGCTTTACCAAAGTCTTCTTTGTAAAACTGTTCTACAGGCCTCTGCAGCCGACTCAAATAATCCTGATATGCTTGTCCGATTGCTCTACCATTCTCGCCTTCAGCAACTGCAGGCATTTCTGGCATTCTTTGCATTCCAGGGAACATGTTTTGTGCAAAAGAATAACCGGATTCCATACCCTTTCTACGAACATCGCCCAATATACCAAGCCCTTTTTCTGCGCCAGCAGCTGTCGCGGCAGCTATGTTTTCAAATGCCCCTAATGACGCCCCTCTAGCAAATGTTAATGGGACTGCAGACGGAGGCACGTAACCTTCTGCGTATGCTTGACCTGTGGGCTCATAACCTGAAGATCTAGCGATCTGTAACATCTCATTAAAGTCTTCACGGCTTAAACCAATTTGGTCAGCATACATCCCCATAGGAACACCTGCAGGCTGATAAATCTTGGTATACAGAGCCCATGCTAACTCTGCATCCCGCATATTACTGTACGCCGGAACTTGAGAGCGCAATTCTTGTAGCGTAATATCTGCCATATATTTTACTTCTACTTTAATATCCCAAAAGGATCGTTCAGATTAAGCTGTCTTGTCGCTTCCTGATTTAGGCCCATATTAGAAATAAATTCTGAGTAAACAGACCTTGATCTGTCGGCCAGCAAAATCCAATCATTAAGCATTTCTGCGGCACTACCGTTGGGGTTTTCTTTTTTGTAGGCATCCTTAAATTCTGTGAAGTAAACAGGACTTGCATTTTCTCCCAATATAAAAGTAGGTGCTTTTGATGCTAAATCATCAGCCATATTTACTGCCCCACTTACTACATCAAAATTCCCAGTAACATTTGCAATATCTGAAAGACTAGTTATTAGTTCATTTTGCGCCATCATGTATTGCAAAATATCTGCATTAGCCTGCTCAGAGGTTCCTAAACCAGGCAGTGTGGTTGCCAAAAATATGGCATCAAAGTCTGTCTGAGGGCCTTTGTTCTTTCTTAACTCTTGCGCAACAAGTCGTGTTACAGCGGCTTGCAGTGATTGAGCATTGGATAACGCTTCTTCATCTACAGGCATTTGGAATTTTCTAAAGAATGCTCTGAAATCCTGCTTGGTTTGTTCTTGTGGGCCTGTCTCTGGGATTCTGCTTAAAAGCAATGCAACATTAGATATATCGTTGATTAGATTTCTTGAACCTATGGCATTTGCCCTTAACTCTTGCTGCCTATTTACATAGGTTTGGTATTGAGCCTGCTCCCATTGCTGCCCAGGCATACTGGCAAAGTACCCAATATCTTGTAGCTTTTTAAGGGCTTCCGGGGACATAGACAATATCTGATCTATATTAGTTGGATTTTTGCTCAATAGAGCAAGCCCCTGATTAGGCGTTATCAGTCCCTGACTGACCATCGCACTAATCTGCTGTCTCATTGGATCTACGCCTTCCACTCCTGCAGTCAAAACATTTGCGGCGGCCCTACCTTGCTCCTTTAACAGTTCCCGCTCCTGCAGCTTTTGTATCTGTGCAGCATTAGACGTAATCAGCGCCTGGTTCGGGTTCAGGGTCATGGCCTGGAAAGCATTCTGCCTTCTGAGCCTAGTTATTTCGTCATCGCCGTAGATTGCGCGAGATGCCTGCTGCAGGCCTGGACCGACAGCGCGACCTAACCCGCCAAGAAGACCGCCAATAGCGCCAACAATGCCTTGGGCGCGTGGACGAACAGAGGCCATAGCTTTCTGTTCTGGCGTGAGAGACGGGAAGGCTGGAACATTAACATTCCCTCCGAGAAGGCCTGACGCCGGACTATTGACCGCTTCCATCATTCGCACATATTCTTCTTCTGGAGTCATCTCTTCACCTAAAAAAACCTAGTATGCCTTTGGCGGCGTCCCTTAGACCTGAGCCAATATCACTTCCGGCCTGCATCATGTTTTCGGGAACGTCAGCAATGTTTCCAGGGATATCCTTAATCCTTTGCCCTGCGACCTTCATCCTCACATCGTAGGTGATTGGCTCATTAGCGCCAGGGGTAAGGATTCCCGACCCTTCAGCTACCTTTCTTACTTCTTCGTCAGACAGGCTCATGTCAGTGTAACTTTTGCTCAAGTCAGGAACCGACAACAAGCCTACCTTTGGAACCTGTAGCATCCCCTGTGGCGCTTGGTACTGCTGCGCCATGAACATCATTTCAATAGGAGTCACTACCAAAGACCTTCAAGTAATTAACCTTGTAGAACCCTTCAGAACCTAATGTGACGGCCTCAGGCATGACTTTCATGACTTCCTGCGCCATGACGCCTATTGTCGGCTGGTACGGTGACGCTACCTTGCGGCCGGTCTCGTTCCAATCCCAGGTGTAAACACCCAGGCCGTTCTCAAGGCGCCATACCTCTTTTACGTTCTCTTTGAGTCTAGCGTCTGAGAAGGATGCCCCCAGGCTCAGGTAGTCAAACAGGCCAGGCTGTCTGCTAGTAGTCTGAGTCTGCTGACCTGTCTGGGATCCGGCGTATGCGCCAAGCTGAGTATTCAGGGCCGTCTGCGGTGCGCCTGTGAATCCAGCATACTGGCCCCTAGCTGCGTCAATCAGAGCCTGCTGTAGACCCTGCTGCATCATACCCTGCTGGAACAGATCCTGATTTACACTCCTCAGAGCGCCGAATCCTAAATTAGACAGGTTGCCTAACTGACCGGCAGCACTGAGCCTCTGCGCGGATCCTGCAAGGCCGGCCTGCTGGTTAGCCTGTTGCGCGGCAAGCATATTCGCAGCGTTCTGCATTTGCGCCTGGTTGAATGCGCCAGCGCCAAATTGTGCGGCCTGATTGTATGCGCCTGCACCAAATTGAGCGGCCTGATTCATGGCTGCCTGGTTGGCCAGCTGACCCTGCAAACCTAGCTGTGCGGTCGTTGTGCCTGCCTGGAGGCCTGCGCCCTGGTTGGCAAGCGCAGCCTGCATCCTGCCCGCAATGTCTTGCTGCGCTGCGGACTGCGCCTGCTGGAAGCCTTGGCTCCTCAGACCTGCAGAGGACTGCGCCAGTTGCTGCAGCACGTTACGGCCGAGTTCTGCCTCGGTTATTGCTTGCCTAGACCCGCCGAATGCGCCGGCAGCCTGAGCCTGGGCGCCTAGCTGATTCAGGCCTAACTGGGCTCCCCTGAGAATATCCTGCTCGCTGGCCCTGATTACCTGTTCGGTAAACGGATTCATGTATGGGTTCAGGTTAGTCTGTGAAAGCTGTCCTGCTTGCACGTTCTGCGCTGTTACTGGGCCTACACCGGCAATCTGTGATGCGCCATATCCCCTTGCGTCATATCCCCTAGAACCAACCTGCGGAGCGGAAATCTGACCTGGCTGATAGCCCATCTCGGTTGCGGCACCACGCATTGACTGTGCTAATCCTGCTGCGACACCGCCCATTGCGCCAAGATTTTGATAACGCCTGTCTATTGCATAGGCTGCGCTTGGATCGGCAGAACCCATGCCGCCTGCAGGCTGTAGCGATACGCCGCCCTGCTGTGGCGCTTGAGGTGCCTGTGCCCCACCCATACCTTGAATGTCCATCATTATGCCATTGCCCATATCTATAGGCCCGCTTTCGTAGCCAAGGTTTCCTTGCGGTGCTTGCCGCCCTTGTATCATCTGCAGCATTTCTTGTAGAGGTCGCCCCTGCGCTGCACCGCCAAACCTGCCTCCAGGCATAAATTCTTGAGCGGAGCCGCCCATTGTCCCAAAGCTAGGCGATCGTCTAGGTACTATAGTAATCTGCGGTTCTTGGTACTGCATACCTTGCGGCTGTGCATATTGCTGCATCATTGGCTGCTGCATCATTGGCTGCTGCATACCCCCAGCAGGCTGCATTGTTGCTTGTGTTACTTGCGTTGCCGGATTAACCGGCGTTCCCGGTGAGCCTGCCATTTCTATAAGTACCTTTGTATGGTTTGCGCATCATAGGGCAGCACTGAAGCAAGATCTTGTGCGCTGTAGCCCTTCGTTTTTGCCATTATTGCAGCTTGGCGAATTTTTTGTTCTTTTGACAAGCCCTTCCAGTTCTGTGTTGTACTCTTCAGGTTCTGGAAGTCACCCTGTATATCCTGCACGCGATTCGCATAAGCGTTGGCATATTGCTCTGCTGCATAGGGATCCACGTATGGGGGCATGGCGGGATCTCCACTTGCGCCTACATTAGCGCCGCCAACATTACCAGCCCCGCCCATACCGGTCATGCCCGCACCAGGAACTGCACCAGGACCTGCACCAGCACCAGCGCCAGCGCCAGCACCAGCACCAGGAGCAGCGCCTCCGGTCTGATTGAAGTAGTTGGCATAAGGATCTTGATACCCGCCGCTACCAAACGGATTAACAAAGTTCCGCATGATTTGCTGATATTGGCCAGGCCTTCGAACGGCTAACTCTGCCACGGCTCGATCATAAAGTCCGCCGGAAGAGTATCCGCGTATCCCGCCGCCAAAGTCTGTAGCTTCAGGCATCTGGGACGGTCCGCCGCCCTGCAGGCCAAAAGCCTGGGCAAACTGACTAGTGTTAGACATGGCCGATTCTTGTGTGGGTGTAAATGCAGCCACATCAGGACCATAGTACGGAACATACCCAATCCTGGAAACATCACGGCCTTGAGCCAGGTTGGCCTGGGCTGCATTCTCAAGCCACTGCGGGATTTCTACTTGTGTTGTCTGGCTGCCGCCTTTTCCACCGCTCATATCAGATCTCTTTTGATAAATTTACCAGTTTCTCTTCCCATCCAAACTTCGCCAGCGCCCTGGACCATCCCTTGCGTCCTGACAAGGTCAGCGCGGTACATCCCTGCGCCTTGGCCCATTCAATCACATCATGGTGCATGTCCGTCAGCTGATTCATCTCGCCGCCGGCCAGGAATATGTGCAACACCTTCTTCCTGGGATATAACAATAGTTCTGTTACTAGGCAGCCCTCTTCGGCTGGCCATAGTTGCATTCTTCCTTCGAGTATAGCATGGAAAACATCATCTATGTCGTGCGTGCCGCCACTATACTCAAGAGCGGACTTGATCCATTCCTCGCATCTTTCTAGGTTGTAAACCCTATCCATGTATCCTCGTTATGGCCAATGTCACGGATGGTGTGGCCGGAGCAAAAGCCGTTGCTGTAGCTACATCCAGGAATCCACTTGTGTCATCAACAGCCCACATGGCCTCAACATAATCGCCTGCCACTATGTTAAATATAGCAGCCCTCGACACGACAGTTGTTGCGTTGTTCCGATGCAGCGCAGACTTTATTGTGCTGCCAGCTATATCTGTGCCATTTTTTCTTGGCCAAAACCAAAAATTAACAGTGCTTGATGAGGTTGATGCTATCTGTGCTGTAAAGCTTAATAAATACTCACCAGACTCTGAGAAAACAATACGGCTTGATGGCGTTCCAAGCGATATCCCTGATGCACCAACAGGCGTATTGAATGTAAGGGCATACGCGGTATTGGCGGCCGCCGCAGTCACATCTGCCGTTATTGCCAAGCTTGCGTGGCCATCCTCCAGAATTATCTGAACGTATTCGCCGTCCCTAGAGACAACAGGATACTTGTTCTGCCGGTCCCACAGGATAATACCGTCCTCGGAAGCGGACTCGTCCACGGTCTTCTGTCTAAGCTTTGACCTGATCTGCGCGAGATACCTGTTCAGGCTGTTCGCCCAGGTCTGCCATCCGCTGCTGCTAGGCTGTGGTATGTATTCGCTCAACGCCTGCCCCCAGGAACAACCTCGAGCCGATTAACGCCAACACGCCAATCTGCCAGCCTCTGCCCCTCAACCCTGAGCCTTACCTGCCTGCCACTGAACCGCATGCTAGTAGGATTAGACATCGAGTACGGACCGTGTGAACTTTCAGTGCCGTTTGGATAGAACCTTGTCTTGAATGTCACGTTCACATCGCCCTGAGTCTTCTCATCGGGAATCATTTCCGTGACGTATGCAATCTGGTCGCCGTTGCCTATGGATATCGGTCCGCTTTCGGCATAAGGGGTCAGGCTGTCATAAATGTAACCCTTTTCGTGATCATATATATGATTGTCTGATGAGGACGCATAGAGCGGATATCTAAAGGCTCCCTGGTCTACACCAGAGGTCCGCCCCAGCTGCCCGATTGCCCAGGTGTTCTCTAGGTAGTTGAAGGAGACGTAACGATTACACTCGGTGGAATCTGAAGATGGGTAAAACCACCAGATTTCGGAATACCTTGAGTTGGTTGTCGCAAAGGCCTTGCTGATCTGCGACTCGTTTATGTCAGAGAAAACATAATCAGATACATCTGACTGCAACCTTGATACCGCGCCGCCGGAGTATGTGAAGAACGCCTTCTTGCCCATCCACATTGCGCCAAAGTCAGTGCTCGCCGCAGCCTTCTTGGACGCAATGCCGCACGCAGTACCAACGCGCTCAAACCCATAGACATACGGCGGTCCTTGGTAGGTGGCTGTATGCGCATCAATGTCGGTAAGGATTAAAACCTGCCCCTTGACCTTAATCCCGCACATAATGTTTCCTGCCGTCTGCAGGAGGATGTCACCGGCCTCGTTAGTCGCTGCAGGCGTCCACAGGGTGTTGTTTTCTTTATCGCACCACTGGACCTTCCTAGGGTCTCCGCCGGCACCCAAAGCAAACAAGAACCGCTCGTCAGTGACAACGATGCCTATGTTGCCGGTAGGTGCATTAGTTACGACAGCGGCCGGTGTCGCGGTGTTAATCTGCCACTCATATATCTTGCCGTCATCTGATGAGCACGCAACAAGATACTCGCCCCAGGTGTCTAATGACCAGGTCGTGGCTGCCTCAATGGTTGTGATGTCCTGCCTTCCGACACCGTACTCATCATAACCATAAGCACCGGATCCGTATCCTGTGTAAGCATTGGCGTCTTCCCGGCCGGATGTGAAACCTGCGGGAGTGATGTCGTACCTAGTCCCCGCGGCGTTGTATGCGTAGAGGTTTGCGTATGTCCCACCGGCTATGTATCGAACATCGCTATTTGTTGACCAGGTTATCAGGCCGCGAATCTTATTGGTTGCAGCCGTCTGAGATCGCTGCTTCCAGCCGCCAATAGGCTGCATGGTGTTATCAATCCACCTGACTAGGTTGGCCTCGCGCCAACGATTAGACTGCTGGAACTCGGTGCCGTTTCGATATATCCCCGGCGGAATCTGCAAAGGTATCAGTGCCATGTAGTTACCATTTTACCTTGTCGGCCCAATACGCCGCGCTCATCTTGCCCTTTGCTATGTTCTTTGCGTGCCTGGCCTTGAATGATTTCTGCCTGGCCTTCTCACTGTCAGATTTAGGATTGCTTCCTGCGCCAGAGACACCCTGCTGCCCGAATCTGATCGTCTTTACTTTATCACCTTCCTTGGCAACAACAACGTGAGACTTTGTCGGATGTTTTGGTGTGCGTTTCGGCTTGTTGTATCCGCTCACGCCAGCCCTGCTTAATCGAGAATCTTTAGCCATTAAATAGAACCCGCTATCGCACTAACCGCAGCCAATAAGGCCATACTTCCAATTATTACAACACCAACAAGCAAACTGATATCTATCATGTCTTTCCGCTGTTGCGCTCTTGCTCTCGCTAGTCTGAGCCTTTCATTCTTTAGACGGGTACGCTCTCTCAGCATATCCCGGTAGAACTCTCCCTGTCCTGAATAGATTAGGAACTCTCTAAGCTCCTTCTCCATCTGCGCTGCCTTGTGCTTCGCTATGGTAATCTCCATAGCCTCTGCCTCTATACTCTTTCCCTTGACTGCTCTGGTCAGTACGGAGGCTGTCTCGTTCTCTATCTTTGCCTCTAGTATCTTCTCGTTAGCGTCCCAGAACTTAGCGAGACTTGAGGCCATGTCCCTTAGTTC